CTCAGGGCACCATCGAACGCCTTGCTCTGAATCGTCTTGATCTTCCCGAGGGTCGTATCGTTGACCATGTTGAGCGTGCGGGCCTTGGCGAGGACTTCAGCGTTATCCGTGAGGTCCTGTGCAGTGGCCGTGCCCTTGTTCAGCTTGTCCGTGAGTGCAGCCATGCCAGCCTGCTCATCGGGAGTGAACGCCTTGGTGGAGCCGTGGTCCTTGATGATCTGCTCGAAGGGAACCTGAGGGTTAGCCATGCCCACCATCTGACCATTCTTGAAGAGGGCCAGTTGGTAGTTACCGTCCTTGTAGTTCGTCAGGCCGACTTGCATATCATCGACACCATACTTGGCCTGTGCCTTCTGCACATAGGCAGCGAGGGCCTCAGCGGTCTGGTCGCTGGCCCGCCCCGGGGGGACCTCCACGTCAATCTTGTTCGTTGAGTCGAAGACGTGGGTGGCCTTGTACTGCTCCTGCAGATAAGCCTTGGCTTGATCCGGGGTGGCATCAGGGTTGCGCTGGTAGTACGCGTTGGCCTGCACCAAGGCCCAGCCTTCGGAGGCTTGGGTGTTCTGCGGGGTTCCACCGAAGAGGCGGCCCACTAGCGGAATCTTGTTGGCGAAGTCCACCGTGATGTTCTGTACGGACTTGGCGGTATCTGCCTTCCACTTCGGGTCCTGCATGCGGAGCTCAGCGGCCTTCTTGGCTTCCGGGGAGATGGAGCGGTAGGCGTTCTGGTAGGCCGTTGCGGGGTCTACTCCCGAATCTACTTGGCTCTTATAGGAACCAAATAGTGCCTGCGCCTTGTCATCAAAGTAAGCCGAGCGGAGCTGGTCAGGAAGACCACCGTGCATCGCTGCCACAGTGTTAAATTGAGACGAAGGGTTTCCGTCTTTCGTGGGGAGGGCGTGGAGGGTGCCATCTACTAGGGCCTTGAGTTGCGGGATAGGTTCTGACCGCCCAGCTCTCGCGCCAGACTGCACCATTTGTTGAAGGGACATCTGAACGTTGGGGTCCTTTGAGGGGTCCCCTGAGGTGACTCCGGTGGCGTAGTTCATCAGGGTGCCAATCGGACCAGCCAGCTTCAGATTCATTGCTTTGTTGTAGGCCTCAGTTGACAGCGCCCAGCCTTGCCCGTTGTCTAGGGCCTTGACTGCTGCCACCGACTCCTGCGCCTTGGCGGCCTTGGTCTGGAGATGGTCCAGGTAGGCCGAAGCCTCGGAGCCACTCTTGAACATCCCGAGGGGCCCAATGCGGTGAGCGATGTCATCCATCGTGGGCAAGGTGCCGCTGTCCGCATCGTCCTCTTCCTTCTGCCGGGTCTTGAAGAAGTCAACCTGCTGGCCCTGCTCGATGCGCTTGTTCTGCTCGCCCACTGCGTGCTCCCGCATCCGGGCCACTTCGGACTGGAGCTTGGGGTTCATCTGCAGCGGGGTGAGTCCCGTATTGGGGTCCTTCTGGTCGAACACATCGAAGAGCTCAGGACGGCCACCTGCCTTGAGAGACAGGTTGGTGACCTTATCCAGCGCTGCATCCCAGAACTCAGGCCGAGTCATCGTGCCAAGCTGACCCCGGAGCGGCTCTGCCACTGTGGTGAGTCCCTTGTAGATGTCTGCGGGACTCGCTGTGGGGCTCATCACGGAGTCCATAGCTGCCGAGATGTTCCCGTTGGCGGTCTCCTTGAGGCGCGTGAACTGCACCTGAGCGAAGTCCTTGCGCACCGCTTGGGCAGTCTCCGCTACATTCTTGGAGACCTGCTCGATGATTGCCGGGTCCGTAAGGCCAGCCGTGTGCTGCGCTACCTGCTCGTGGAGGAACTGTTCTGGGTCGAACCCGTCCTTGTTCTTGTTCTCCGCGTAGCCGCTCAGGATGTCGTTCTGGACCTGTGAGCCAATCTTGACACCCACAGAGTTCCGGTAGCCAGCCGAGAAGGACTGAGCGAACGCGGGGTCCACCTTGTAGCTGTCATCCGGGGGAGGAACTTTGATGCCACCAGTCTGTGCATCGACCAGCCCAGCGTCAGCCAACTGTCCCTGCGCGGTGCCTGCCTTGAAAGCCGAGGTGGCCTCTTGCTGCTCCTTGAACTGCGTGTACCGCTGCAGCTCAGGGTTGAAGGACTTCAGGCCATCCACGAGACCCATGAGGGTGGCATCGTTCTGCCCTGCGCCTGCGTAGGTGTCTACAGTCCGCTCTTGGGGCTGGAAGGTGGCCGACTGCTGACCAGGGGAGCCCTGACCGCGCTGCGTGATTTGCTGCTGGTTGTTCGGTGGCATTCCTATCCTCGGATAGTGGTGTTGTTAAGTTGCGCCTTGGTACGCGGGAATCTTCCCTGCTGCAATGGCGTTGGCCCGTTGGAGGCTCGTAGCGGAACTGAGGCCAGCCCCCGCAATCTGAAGGCCGGTGCCGATGAGGCTTGGCTGCTGGATGCTGGACATCCGCTGGGATGCGGTGGAGTAGGCGCCCTGAGCTTGGCCCGCAAGGGAGCGCTGCTGCGAGGATGCTGTGTTCTCCATCGTTGCGATGTCAGTGCCTGCGTTGAAGTTTGCTTCGTTGGTTACTCGGTCGTTAGAGCCACCGCCGTTGGTGCCTGACTCATTCGAGAGGGCCTGCAGGTGCGAGGTCTCCACCATTGCCTGACGCGCACGTTCAGACATCTGGGCGGAAGCCGCTTGGCTATCCTCTACCTGCTGGTTCCTGATTTGATTGATGCTGGAGTCATAGGCCGACTGTGCCGCTGCGGACTGACGACTTGCGGATTGCGATTGGGCCACGTAGGACGCCACCGAGCCCGCTGCTGCGGTAGCTGCGGATGCGATGGCCAGCGTGGTTGCCGAGATGGTTACTGGTTCACACATGGGGACTCTGATGGAAGAAGTAGAAGGGGGCTTTGCCAGCCCCAAACTCCGGGACAAGTTCGCCAATCGTGAAGCCCAGCTTGCGGAGCCAAGCGATTGACTTGGTGTTCTCCGCGTGGACAAAGTTGAACAACATCGGGTATCGGAGGAGCAGGCCCTTGACCCACCCCCTGCCATCCTTAACGAGGGCCTTGGAGTACCTGTAGACCTCTGGGGTGGCGAGCATCCAAGGGCCGCCTATGCCGTTCACATTGGCTACCCCGTAGATGCCCAGCAGTGCCCCATCGTCCCCTTCGGCCACCCACGCTTCCTCTGATACCTTCAGGGAATCCAGCAGCACCTTCACTGTGGAATCCCCGGTGGCCAGAGCAATCTCCCTACGGTCCCCCTCACGGAGGAGTGGGAAGAGGCGGGTACAGTCGGCCACGGTTGCGGGTCGGACAATCACATGCGCCTCCCGAAGGTGACGAACTCCGCATCCCAGCCAGCGGATTGGAAGCTCGAAGGGAGGTACGAATCGTTGATGATGTCGATACGCACTCCCTCATTGGATGTCAGCACGGGGAACGTGTAGGTCCCTGAGCGAATCGATGGGAGGCCTAGGGTGGCTGAGGAGACCCCGAGGGATTTCCCGGTGAACTTGTAGGTGTACGTGTCCCGTGCCTGTGGCTGGACCTCTACCGTGAAGTAGCCGCTGTCCCGGTAGTCGATGTAGAACCTACGGAGCTTGAGCTTCCCGTTCGTGAGGGCCACCTGATTCTGGTCCTTCACATACTGCTGGGAGAACCGGTAGGTCATCTTGTAGTTCTGACCGAAGAACACCGGGTGTGCATCGTACCGACCGGGCACCGTGATGACATAGGTGGAGCTCACGGTGTAGGGCAGAATCTTCCCCACCTGACCACTGAAGGCCGCCCCGAGGACCAGCGAGTGGCCGGATGCTTGGGCAGCGTAGGGCAGCGTGAAGTTGGTCACCTTGTTCCCGGAGTCATACACCCCAGTGACTTCCACGCGGTGGTCCAGCAGGACATCGAAGCCCATGCCACTTGCGTTCAGGTCCGGCTGCAGGTCCATCACTTCAAGGTAGGTGCCATCGCTGCGGTTCACCACGAAGTAGCACTTGTTGTTGATGAACTCAGCCCCGAGGACTTGCGTATCGGCAGCGAAGGTGAACTTCTGCCACGCCGACTGGGACTTGGTGGTTCCCGACCAGAAGAACTTGTAGACGTAGACCGAACTCGGCTCCCCCGTGAAGAGGGCGAAGATGACATCCTCAGATGAACTCGCGGCCATCCGGTAGAGGCCATAGGGCAGATACGTAGGCACATGCGCTGTCGTGTCGGTTGCGTCATTGGTCAGCGTGGTGGCATCCACGTAGTACTCACGGAGCCCCGTGTGCTGCGCTTGGGTGACCCCGAAGTACACCGCCTGCCCAATCCCTACGGGGCGCGCATTGGTGCCACTGTCAAACTCCGTGGCTACGTCTGCCTTCACCGTCTTGGGGCTAAGGAGTTCCTGACCACCTGAGAGTTGGAACTGGGTCTGGTCCGAGAACAGCAGCAGGCTCTTATCGAACGGCACCGCATACTTCAGGATGGACACCCGGTTGGTGCCCACGTTGGTATCGATGGGGTCCGTATCGAGGACTGCTGTGGCCGTCTTGGCCCAGAAGTTGTAGTACTCCCCCGAGCGGGACAGGCACACGTTCTCATCCGAGAGGAAGCCGAGGCGCCCACGGTAGTAGTAGATGTCCGCGATGGTTCGCCCGATGAAGGAGGCCGGGGGGTTGCTCGTATCGTCCCCCACCTGACGCGCTGCCCAGTCCACATAGGTGAACAGGAAGGTGCCATCGGATTGCCTGATGAGCTTCCACGGCATCGTACCGGGGTCGATGGTGTTCTTCAGCCCGGGCTTCACGGTCTCCACCCAGGAGTTCCCGTTCCAGGCCACATAGTAGGTGCTAGTGCCACCTGTGGGGTCACCAGTGATTTCGATGGTGTACCCGGGCTCGAAGGTCGGGGGCAACTTGCTGTAGGAACTCACGGCCTTGGTCATGTTCAGGGTGGCCGTGTTGGCGTACCCATCCGAGCAACTGGCCTGTGTGAGTGCTGCACCATCCAACCGCTGTGCCTTGATGATGGAAGAGTTCGGGAGCACGAACACCGAGTACCCAGCACCCAGAGCCGTAGCCAGTTGGGATGCCAAATTAGAGGCAATCACGGTGGTGCTATCGGAGGTCGATGGGGTCCCGTAGGTGACCGAGTGCCCATCCACGCTCACCGAGTAGAGGATGCTCGGCTCTGACAGCACGATGGCGAAGTAGGCCACATTGGCTGGGTTGGCAGCACTGGCTGACTGCTGAGCCACCTTCGTGTTCTTGTTCAGGATGAAGGTGTAGTCCGCTACGGTGACAAAGCTGAAGTCCGTGGAGGGACTCGCTGAGGTGAGGTAGCCGAGGCCTGCTGGGTACGTGACAGTCCGTGGGGTGCCATCGATGAGGCTGAAGACCTGCAGGACCCCGCTACGGACGAACACTGCGTACCGCTCAGTGACCGAACGGTTGATGATATGGACCGCTGCGTTGGTGATGGTGTCCCGGGAGAGGAGAGCCAAGTAGGTCAGCGGGGGCCGCTTACGGAGACCAGTGGCAATCGTGGGGTACGCGTTCTCGCTAAGTTCAGCCTGGGTGTCGTGGCGCAGAGTAGCGGGCTGCTGGCTGACTCCATTGAACAGGCTGGGGATGCTCTTGTTGATGAGGGTCATTTAGAACACTTCACCGGAACCGGGGCGCATCCACGCGTTGGCTACGCTGAAGCTGTCATAGAACATGTTGTACTGGCCATCGTCCCCTTCAGCATCCTTGAGAGCGATAAGGGCCTTCACTTCGTCATCCTCGGTCAGCCTGTCCAGCGTATCGGAACTCAGGTTGTTCCCTTGGAAGGACCGGGAGGCACAGATAGCGATGTACTGGCGGGCAGTCTGTGGGAGCTCATCCCAGTCAAGGAAGAACACCACAGTCGCCTTGAGGTCCTGCGAGAAGATGTAGGTGTGGGCTGCCTTGTCGTAGAGCTTCTGGCCTCGGAGGGCCACCTGTGCGCTCGTTACGCTGCGGTCCAAGGAGACCTTGAGGGCGTTCGTGGGGGCCGTGATGGTGCTATCGGATGCCCGTGTGAGTGGGTACTGTTCTTCGGTGTTGAAGGCCCAGCCCGTGGATTGGACTGTGCGGCTGAATTCGAGGAGCTTGGCGCGGGCACTGGCTACATCAGCGAGGCCTGTGTTTGACAAGGTATTAACGGGGGACTCGCCAATAGCAGCGAGACACATATTGACCGCTTCGAGTTCGGTCATGAGGGCCGAAGCCATAGGGGAATCCTCTGTGAAAAGACGAAAAAAGGGGGACCCTCTTGGTTAAAAGAGAATCCCCCTATGGGTACTACGATGTTCGCTGCAGGTATTGCTTGGCAGCTTCGAGAAGACTTATCGAGTCTTTAAATTGGCCGATGCCTGAGTTGCAGTTGGCGCACAGAAGGCCGCGAACTTCACCCGTTGCATGGTCGTGGTCAACCACAAGCCGCTTAAACGTGGCGTGGTCTTTACCGTCTGTCCCGCATATTTGGCAGCGGTTACCTGCGGACTCATAGAGGCCGAGGACTTCAGGGACTGTGATTGAATATCTGCGAGCTACCTCAGCGGTGGCCCTACAATCCCTACACTCGGTTCTGTGCTTCCCGCTATCGTTGCGCTCCTCATACTCGCTGAGGGGCTTCACTTCGCTGCAAATTCTGCAAGCCTGCTCAGTTACGACCGGGGGAACGTAGACCATTTCACGATGGCCTGGGTTCCGAACGTTCACGCATGTACGAGCACTAAGGTAGCGTTCAGTACCCCCGCAGTGCTTACAGGGGGTGCTGTGGTACGTCGCTGCCTTCAGCAATTACGTGGTCGTTACCAGTTCGACGGCGCACTCGCTTCGCAAAATACCGTGGCCTACGGCGTACTTGCTGACGATCAGCGTACCCAGACGACGTTCGTCATACGACATGCGCATCGAGAGGTCCAGCAGCTTCACCGTGCCCACCGCTTCCTTCGTGGTGATGACAGCAGCGGTCTTCGTGAAGTCACCTTGATAGGCGGTCGGACCCGTGTTGACGTTCGTGCTCGGGAGGTGATTCGTCTTGATGATGTTTGCACCACCAATCTTGAGAATCTTGCCCGTGCCGTAGTTACCATTGCCTTCTGCCCAGTCACGGTTCACCAGTGCGGTCGATTGCGCCAGGAGGTAGTACTGAGCCGGACGCACGAGAGCGTTGCGCTCCGAGGTAATCGGAATGTCCTTCTCATCGAACGCCTGCACTGCAGCGTAGATACCAGCAGCGAGGTCCGTTGCCGAGGTCTTGTACAGCGTGGTAGCCGAAGTGAGAACCGTGCCACCAACGCCACCCGTAACCACAGCAGCCGAACGTGCAGCGAGGGCCATGACTTGGATAACGTTCTTGTCCCAGTTCGCTGCAAGGAAGCGGCCCGTTTCAGCCGAGTACGTGCTGCGGTAATCGAAGTGCGACTTCGCTTCATCGATGTCAGCAATGAACACGCTCGATACGAGCAGGTCATCAATGACGATGTTGCGTTCTGCGAGGTTCGAAGTCTGACCAACGATTTCCGTACCCGGGGTGTGGTAGCCACCCGTGACGCGCCACGTTGCCGGGAACTGAGCCGACTTGCCCGAGTTGATGGTACGAACCGTGTGGAGGGGCATGACCACGTTGTTTTGGTCGAATGCCGTGAGAACTTCACCGCCATAGACCTTGAGGAACAGGGCATCAGTTGCGCCTGCACCGTTAATCTGACCACCGGCCAGGACTGTTGCGTTTGCCATTTGAGATAAATCCAGAATGAAATGAAAGAGCGGCCAGAGGGTGGCCTTGGAGGGTTCACTTCAGAGCAGACTTAGGCGTGGACGTGTGCATGGTTATCTTCCCTCGGGAAGGCCAAGTGTTCCTTGCGTGGAATGCTTAGAGATGGGTGATGCGGTATTACGGATTCGTGCGGGTTGCAGGCTGGACCGGATTCAGTTCAACCAATGTGTCGCTTGCGTTGCGCGCCAGGAGGCCCATTGCAATGGCCGTCTTGACGTTAATCTTGAGGTTCCCATGAGGAACAAAGGTATGGGCATCGTTGACCGCCTTCGTGGTATCCAACTTGCCACTGCCGAGTGCAACAGCAGCAGCAATCTTGGTTCCAGAAGCGTTCACCGAGGAGCCCTTATTGGCATCCAGAGAGGGCATGTTAGAAGGCCGTAGTGCG